CGTTGAGAGACATTACTAAAACTGCAAAGCCAAAGATAACCACTCAAGCTCCAATAAAACTTGACATTTCATCTGTAACCTTCCCAACAAAACCGTCATAGGATAATAACATGAGCAAAGCAGCAGAATTAGCAAACCTTATAGGCAATATCAACGCAGGTGGTGGTGGAGTAAACAGAAATGTTCTTATAAATTCAGCCATGACTGTAGCAGAGAGATATACCTCTAAGCCTAGTGTATCAAGTGGTGATTTTTTTGTAGTAGATAGATTTGGTGGTTATATAAATGCTGCAGGAACATGGACAGTTTCACAATCGACTGATAATCCGGATGGTCAAGGTTTTGGTAACTCTGCAAAATTTGACTGTACAACGGCAAATGCAAGTTTAGCTTCTGGTGCAGAGCTTCAGTTTCGTCAAAGGATTGAAGGACAAAATTTACAACATTTAGAGAAAGGCACATCATCAGCAAAGCCTACTGCATTACAATTTTGGGTAAAGTCAAATAAAACTGGAACTTACATTTGTGAGTTGTTTGATAATGACAACAGTAGAACCATAAACAAATCATACACTATTAGCTCTGCTAATACTTGGGAAAAGAAAACAATTACCTTTGAAGGTGATACGACTGGCACTCTTGATAATGATAATAATACCTCTCTTACTGTAACTTGGTGGTTAGCTGCAGGTTCTAGTATGTCATCAGGAAGCTTGCAGACTTCTTGGGGTACAAGAACTGATGCTAACAGAGCAGTAGGAAATGTAAATCTTGCAGATAGCACAGATAATGAATGGTATATAACTGGTGTTCAGTTAGAAGTAGGGCAGAACCCAACAGAGTTTGAACATGAGCCTTTTGATGTAACATTAAGAAAATGTCATCGTTACTTTGAAAAACTGATTTATCAAGGAGGAAGCTACGTTCATGTAGGATATTTCTATACGACCAGTGGCTGTAGGTCAGTGTTAAAATATAAGCGTAAAAGAGCAGTGCCAACATTCACTTTTAATAATCAAGGTAATGTTATTATATATCATAGTGGAAACAATGATGATGTCCCATCTTTAAATTACCATGACCATAGCACAGATTTTGCCAGAATTACTATTGGTCTATCTGGAGAAACAACCACAGTAGGGTATGCAGGGGCTGTGTACAATGATGCAGCTAGTGGCACAACGTATGACATTTTAATTGATGCAGAGCTATAGGTGAATAAATGAAAATAGAACAAGCACAGTATGTTGAAGACTACAAAGCAACAATAAAAGTAAAACTCGATGGAGAGGATGCTTTTATTCCTTGCGACCCTGACAACAGACACTACGCAGAAATACTAAGACAAGTAAAAGAAGAAGGACTGACCATCAAGGACGCTGAATAGTGTTTGACCCTGTTACCATATCTGCTGCCGTAGCTACAGCAAGCACAGCTTTCAATGGTATCAAAAGAGCATTTGCAGCAGGACGAGACTTGGAAGCAATGTCACAAGACTTGTCACGGTGGATGGGAGCAGTCAGTGACGTAGACAACGCACACAAATCAGCCAAGAACCCATCAATGTTACGTAAGGTGTTTGGTGGTGGCAGTGTAGAACAAGAAGCCATAGAAGCGTTTACTGCAAAAAAGAAACTAGAAGAACAAAGATATGAGCTAAAACAGTTCCTAATGTTCACCCACGGAAGCAAGGCATGGGACGATTTGCTTGCAATGGAAGGACAGATACGCAAGAGAAGACAGAAAGAGATATATGATAAACAAAAGTTTAGAGAAAAAGTTATAACGTATGTCGTATTGGCAGTGGTTCTTGTTATTGGTATTAGTATTCTGGGTGGGTTTGTATACGGTCTTATGGGGTTCGACAGAGGATGGTGGTAACTGCGTAAGAAAAGACGGTGGACAGTACACATTTGAGTGGCTTTG